TGGCTTCAAACCAGTCTGCGCTGAGGTTAGCCTCATTTACATAGCTGGTGTAGAGCATGGGAGCACACCCAGCGCTCTCAGCCATCTCCACCCACCATGCACCGCTAACAGGTAAGCCCACGAGGATCATGATGGGAGAAGGCCCAGCTCTGAGACGGCCTAGGGCTTTGTGTGCTACTTCACTGGATAAGGTCTGACACTCATCTATGAGACACACGCCACTAGTCACATTCAGACCCTCAAGCGGGTTATGTGTCGCGTCTCGTGTGCCTGGTCGATAATAAGACCTACACCACACGGTTGAGCCTGTCTGAGTGTCTGCCCACTGGCGCAACGTGTGGTTGTAGGTCCATCCCAAGGGAGACAACCACTTCTCCATCTCAGGGAGTAGAACAGAGTTATAACGTGGATTGGTATCTGTGACAAGCAGGGAGCTTCTACCGGCGCGCCACTTGCTCACGAATAACAGACTAAATACAAGCGCTGAGGTCTTACCAGATCCCCATCCACATCTAGCCGATATGATTCGCTCCTCTCTGCGTATAGCGCCCAGGATGTCTTGCTGCAGAGGGTTAAGTTCAATCGACAAAGACCAGCCCTTCTGATGTGGCTGAGTATTTCGTGTGACGCTCCTGGCCTAACACATCAACTTGAATCACGTAAACGATCACGCCTTGATCCACGTCTAGACTGTCATAAAAACAGATGGTCCAATTGTCAGAGCGGTCCTCTTCACACACCTTATGATAAAGACCCTCAACGCGGTAGTATGTGCGCTCTCTAGATGGCTCCACAGACCATGAGCGTTTAAGCTTCACTCGTACCTTCATCATCACTGTCCTCTTCTCCTGTGTGGGTTAACCCTCGAGCATAGGCTTGGTTACTCTGCTCGACCATCGCCGCGAACATCTCATCTGATTGTTGGTGAGGATTGTTAACGTTGACCTCGACTTCTCGCTTGGCTCCCCACCGTTGAGGGAAACGTCGCTCTAGAATCCACGCCCAACCTCTCCAGTCCTCCTTAAGCTCTGAGGCTCTCTTGATCTTATCGAGGATCACAGCCTCACTAAATGTGATGGCCGCGTCTATCTCTTTAGTCCATTCTCCATCTTCGCCGCTCTTCTTGAGCCACTCATAGAACGTGGACTTGCTAATATTAGACTGAGCGCACGCGGCCTCAATGGTCATACCTTCTCTGAGGTTAGATAAGAGCTGGTCACGCTGCTCTCTAGTCTTTCGTCTTTTGCCCATGTCTATACTTCCTATTTGCAGCGCGTTGATAGGCTAAGCGCTCATCACGTTGCTCTGGTGTCTCAGCAGCTCGACGACGCCTTGCATAATCACGCTGATATGCTAGACGCTTCTCTCTCTGCTCTGGCGTCTCAGCCTCGCGTCTCATCCTCGCTATGTGTGCGTTTATGCTCATGGGCTCTCCATTGTCTGTGCGCTTCTCTCAGTGTGCGCTCAACATTATCATAGAGCTCTTTAGCCTCTCTGCAAAGTGGGTCACTCTCAGCGATGATCAGGAGCCGCTTGAGCTCCTCGAGGATCTGGATTGCATCGCGTGTGCGCGTGCGCGTCTGTGGGTTTAATTCGTCCATTAGTGCACTTCTTCACTCGTGTTGTATAGATCCATCTCAGCTAGATCATCCATAATTCGATCAATATCTAAACCTTGAAACTCTTTTAAACAGCCTTTGAAACCAGTGAAGTCAAAAACACCTATAAGATTAGGCCGCGTATCTGTCCAGATAGTGCAATATTGAAAAACCTTAATCATCATGTGGATAATATCGTGAGGCTCATGTCCTCTTTTTTCATAATGCCTATAGAACTCCTCAGCCTCTTCCATGTTTTGTATAAAGCCAGATACTAGAGCGTGAAGCGCTATATGTGTGAGTAAGGTACTAGCATAAAAGTCGTGAGTCTCATCAAGGTTGGGCTCAAACATATTGAGCTGTTTTAGGTGCTCTGGCGGTCCTTCTAAAAGACCAATTAGATATTGATCATAATGATCTGCTATAGCCCTACATAAATGATAAGAATATTTATTAACCTGTTTAGCTTTGATGTCTTCGTATGCATGAACAACATGACCCCAGCTAGCGCCTTGGATATGCATCATCTTTGACCTGCGGTTCAAGCTGTACAGTGAGTTATCACCAGCATGATTAAACGCATTTAACTTCACTTCTGAGATACGCCCTTCTCTTAAAGCTTTTTTAATTTGATAGGCCCATGCCCCTTCTTCACCGCTAACCCTTAACCATCTGTAGTATGTGGACTTACTAACTCTAGCGCGCTTACACGCTTCATTGATAGTCAGACCCTCACTTAAGGCGGTTAATAGGTCTTGCCGTGTTGACTTAGCCTTCACTACTATAAGCCTCTTCGATATCTACACCTAGTTGAGTATAGAGATACCTGATAGCGACGTCTAGTGCATTTGTTGCGTCGTTAAACCTAGACGCATGTTCATTGGATAAACGTATACTCTCATTTAGGTTTGCCCCTAAACAAGCCGCATTCTCATTTGACTGTTCTAGTTGGATCTGTGCTCGTTTAATTTTCTCGTCAAGGTTTGACACTCTTTCATTCACTTGAGACAGATTGACCGCGTCATCAGCTTGTATACTAGCTAGTCCTGAGAGCTCTAACTCAAGATCGTTAATACTTCTTTTAACAGTTGAATTAGCATTGCTTAGCTCGATAAGACTCCTGTTGTGTGAGTCAAGGGCTCCCTTAATCTGGCTCATGTGTGAGTCAAGGGCTCCCTTAATCTGGCTCATGTCTGAGATCATCGCTGATTTGACCTGAGCTAGATCATCTTCAAGTTCTTCTCTATCCGCTGAGCACTGCCTGTCGGACAGGATGCACATGTATCTAGCTGTCGCCTGGAACATCTCATGCGCAGCTCTAGCCTCAACTTGGTCATCATGACTCATTTCTGAGATCTCCTCTTGTGGTAATTTAAACGGGAGTTGCGCTTGACCTTCCTCCCCAGTTGCATACTTGACCACTCTCTCTCTAAGTGAGCCGCCCGCGCCATTGTTTAACCAATCATAAATATATGGGCTCTTATGTGGGCATAGCCCATCAGCATCAACCCATCTCCCTTGCCCCTCATGCTCTGCGTATAGATAGAAGTGATACTGGTCTTCATAAGCCTTAAGCATTTGAGGCTGTTCTCTCCACTCCATATAGCCATCACCTGTATGCAGATTCATGGCCACAGACTCAACCGGCGCGGTATAGACACCAATAATGACCAGTATGGGATTATTATAACTCCTCATTTGAGCCATCTGCTCCTCAAGTCTCCTAATCTGCGAAAATGCTTGATCTGTGCGGAATGTGCCTTGAGCGTCTCTATGTGACTTTACTTCAACCAATACTCCACTTTCAGTTATGATGTCGCACGCGTGGTTGAGTCCATTTCTTAATGGAAAAGTTGACTGACATAGTTCAAGTGTATTCAGCAGGGTGAAAATGTAATTTTCTAGGGCATTGCCCAACGCTCGCCCACCGGTCTGGCCAGAGTCACCAGTATCGACTTTAAAGCGACCCTTTGGTGGTTTGTTCAATTGTATATTCATCATATCTCTCTCTCATCCCCATCATGGGGTTCACATTATTATTTAACAGGAGCGCCCCAACTCGGTGAGGGTGTTGTCACTCCATACTGAAAGTGCTGTGGTTGCTGTGGCTTGCTGCGTACTTGCACACCATCACGCTCATCACTGTCTAGGATGCGCCAGGTATAGCAGCGCACTTCCCAAAACTTTTTGCCATCGGTTCCCTCATAGCTAGTCAGCTTTCCCTCGACATAACAGCGCCGACCCTTGCGGCATTTGGCTACAGCGCGCTCACCTTGTGGCCCCCAGATTTTAATCGTGTGCCACTCGGTCGAGGTCTGGAGCTGGCCTTGACTGTCTGTGTAACGCTCGTTAGTAGCCAGTGTAAACTTGCAAAACTTAGAGCCGCTCTGAGTGGTCAGGAGCTCAGCATCTTTGCCGATGTTACCAATGAGCATGACTTTATTAATCATCATCCTCTCTCTTCATGTGTTGGTTAATATGCATCTGAGCCTCAATGTTAGTCTTAGCGCCTAGGATGCCAGAATGATATTTGATGAAGAAGTCACCAAAGATGATCTCTCGAGCAATCCAAGCGCGTGTTCTATCCAGCTCATCAGCCAGCGCCGTGAGTCTCTCGAGTTCACTCTCTGTACATCTGAATGTGACGATACAAGACTTTTGTTGCATGTGACTCCTAAAAGATCCCTCATCCCCCCACCCCACAGCAGGGGGATGAGATCACCTAACAACCGCACTCCTCCCCCCATCTTGTAAGCTCAGCTCGTAAAGTATGCGCTTAAAAGTTTATGGGGGGATTAGCAGAGGCAGTAGAGCAGAGTCTTAAAGTGTAGTCAAGACTTTTGTATTCTTTGTCTACAATCCCCACGCGCTGAGGTCTACATTATCTATGCGCCGATCTCTCCCAACCATCTCACACGGCGTGAACATACCCAACACTCGAGACCTAAAAGCAGGGTTACCATGAAACATGTCAAACATCTGTCTAGGATAGACGTTAGTCGTCATGATCACAGCTAGCTCACCCGCTCGCCACTTGCGCTGAATCTCCTCTATGAGCTCGACAGTCTGCTTGATCCACCAGCCTTGCTTATGAGCGCTACCACCTATCCCACAAAACTCATCAAGTAAAAGAAGGTCAACATTATCAAGCCACGTCTCAAGAGGGTTGCGCCGTTGCCTGTCACCCCATGAGCTTTGAACTTGGTTCATGAGCTGAACGTGTGAAGTATACTTTACCCTCCAGCGCTTCTCACATGCCTCTCGAGCGATGGCGTAAAGTATTGAGGTCTTGCCGTTGCCGGGAGGGCCATAGCAGAGCGCCGCCGGTGGGTTACCTTCATGTTCTCTATTGAGGTATTTGAGGACATCGCCGATGACCTCGAGCTGACGTGGTGAGTCTGGCTCATAGCTGTCCAAGTGCATCCCCTCTGCATCGCAAGGTAGCTCGAGCTTATTCAGAGCCTTCATCCATCTGCGTGGAACCTCGCAACGATGACACATCCTAGAGATGGGAGCTGATGAGGGGGATGGTCTGGTGATGATCCAGCCAGCTTGACAACCTCCACAGTGAGGGATGGTCTTGCATGTGAGTGTAGGCGCCCCCTTAATGAGCATGTTCTCTTTTTCAAGATTGCGCGCTGTGATGTGGCTGTGATCCTCAAATGTGTGCTGATCTACTGGCTTATACTCTGCCTGCCCTCTTCGCTTAGCAATAGCCGCGCGCATCTGTGCAGCTGCATGGTGGAGCTCTGTGAGGTCAAGCTTTTGAAATCCATGTATCTCTGTAGTCTTTATCATCATCATCTCTTTCTGTATGACCGATTCATTCGGTCCTGTGCTTCCATGATTTTGAGCTCTCGCGCTCGCTTCTCCTCTTGTATGCTCATCACTGGTTGGACTGGCTCAGATGGTCTTTTAAAATAGTTTTTGATCCTGTCATTAGTCTGATCAGAGTTTACATCATCAGGTATCTCAAGATCATCTCCTTCATCGCTAAATTGAAAAGATGAGCCCTGACTAGACTTCTCTGACATAAACAGACTTTCTTTATTAGACTTTAAAAGACTATTAGAAACTGTATTGTCTGTCATTTTGAGGGAGTCACTATGTCGATTTGAGGGAACCCTTATGTCATTTTGAGGTATTGTCACTATATCATTCTGAGGTAGTGACTCATTCTGAGGGAGTGACTCATTCTGAGGGACTGCCTCTTCTTGTGGTGCCTCAGTGACCTGGCTGAGCTCCTTAAGCTTATGTGTGTTGAGCTTGATAGTCTTGACCTTGTCAGATCTGCCTGTGTCCTCTCTGCTGATGAGCTCGAGCCTCACAAGCGCTGAGATGGATCTGCTTATGGTTGAGCTGCTGAGTGTGCCAGCGAACATATTATAGATGTATGATATCGATATTGGCTTAGACCAAGTCTCCCAGTCTAGGCCGGTGCCACTGTTGCCCACCAAGGCCATCAAGACCATTTTGGCTGAGCTGTTCTTAACCGGTGCTTTTAAGGCTAGCTTAAACGCTTCATGCTGTTTCATCACCTCTCCTCTCAAAAGTTTAAATAAACCTGTTGATATGTTTTATATCATCTGATAAGAATACTATCAAGTGTTCTAAAAAACATTTATTGCCTGCTTATGGGAGACGTAATGAACCACACCAAGATGCTCTTGATTAGAGGTATGAAGATCTCAGCATTGGCTGATGCTGTAGGGATGCAAGCCTCTAACCTATCCAATATTATCAACGGCCAGCGTAAGGCTAATTTAGACTTAGCTCGCAAGCTTGCATCAGCTGCTGACGAGCTGTGTGGGATGAGTATCTTCGATCCTAATGACTTCAACGCTGAACTATCACCAAACTATCAGAATGTGTGTGATGATGTGCTCATCAGAGTCCACGTCATTCTGCTTAACGTCACCAAGATCATCACCGCTGGTGAGCTGCTCGAGGAGCACTCCCATGATCTCGGCTTGATGGTCGCATTAAATCACCTTGTCTATGATGGCGTCTCACAATCGTGGGGAGGCTATAACCTAGACTTACAACCTGACCAGTCTGCGCGCTGGTAAGAGAGAGATCATGAACACCACAACAACCACACCCTACATACCTAGGCTCGACATGCACCCAGACCAACAGATCAAGGCAGACCTCACCATCATGGCCGGCGCTATTGCCTTCATGCTTGTGCTCTGGATGTGCTTTAGCCTGTGCGCTAAGGTCGACCCTCACAGAGATTGTGCGCTACGCATCACTCGAGGACTC